ATCGAATAGCGCGACACGAATTCATCAAGCCCGCCGTCTGGGTTCGCCAGTTCGATCTGGCCGACCGTGACTTCGCCGCGGCGCTCCTGCTCCGGAGACAACGGCAAGATCCGTTCGACATCGGCCGATGCGATGATCCGCGCATCGGCGAGGCGGTTGGGCTTTACCGTATCGCCGGGTTTGCCGATCCATTTGCCGTCGCCGAAGAAGAATTCATGCTCGGCTAGAACGATGTCGCCGCCCGGCGTTTCGTTATACGCGATCGACGCTAAAGGCTCCGTCGCGAGAAAGCCCAAATAGCCCTCGCCCAATTTCGTCGCGGCGATTTCGATTAGAAACCGCGCTCGGATATTGGTGTTTCTAACGAACGCCCTGAACGGGGCGTCCGCCAATTCGCCGGCGTCGAGTTCGCCGACGAACGGGCTCTCCGCGAGCGCGCCGAACCCATACATAGGCCGTTACCCTGCAAGGTTCTGAAGCAGCGGCGATCTCATGCGGCGTTTGCCTGTAGCTGGGTGCGGATGCGCTTCAGTTCGCTCAGCAGGTCTCCCTGGCTGGCTTGGTTCGACTTCGCGGACGCTTCCAGGATTTCGGCCACCACGCTCAACATGCTCCCGACTTCGCCATCGGCTGATCCATTGGCCTGCGTCGTGTTTTGCACGCCGCCGGGCGCCGCGTTTTGCGTCGCCGCGACGGAGACGGAGGCCGCTGGCGCGGACGGCGTCAGGCTTTGGTTCAGTCCGGCGATCGCGTCCTGCGCACGCTGCATCGCCGCCGCGAGCAAGGCTTGATCAACGACACCCGAACCGGCCTGCAGGTTCGACAGGTCGATATAGCTCTGGAGCAGCGAGCCGATCAGGGAATTATTCTGATCGAGCAGGCTGGTCTGCTTTTGCAGGAAATCGAGCGCCGGATCGGGATTTTGCAATGCGTCACGGATCTGGGTGAGCAAGTCGACTTGTTGTACCAAGCTATCGGCTTGGGATTGCGCGGTGTTCGCCGTGGCGTTGGTAATCCCTTCGACCTCGCCAAGCACGCGCTGGACCATGTCGAAGTCGGAACGAAACGTCGCCGTGGAGCCGTAGAGGCCCCTGCTCTTTTCGACGAGCTGCTGCGCGAGTTGCGGCAGCGCGGTAAGCGCGCTTTCATTCCCGCCGCGCGCGGCCTCGCTCAGCGAGCCAAACCGCGCCCGCAGCGCTTCCAGACCCGCTTGCGGCGTCAGCCCGGAATACTTGTCAGCCAGACCCTGACGGGCGGCGCCGATCGCTTCAGCGAAGCCGCGGAACGTGGAGGCGCGATCTTCGAGCGCTTGACGTTGGCCGTCCAGGTCATCGATCCGCGTCGACAATTCGTCGCCCAGCCGTGACAGCACGACAGCGATCCGACCTTGGAAGCTTTCGATGATACCGAGATAATCGCCGAGCGCGTTCTTCTGATCGTCGGATAGGCCTTCGAAGAAGCGCTGTTGCTCCAGCGCGTTCAAGCGCTCCACGGCAACGAGATTGCCGCCGATATCCTTGGCTTGTTGCAGTCGGGTTTTTTGCGCTTCCAGCAACGCGGTCAAGCTGGCCATGGTCGGATTGTTGAGCTGACCGAATTGGTCAGCGATGTCTTTGTTGAAGCCGCTGATCAGGCCGGCCTTGGCTTGGTTGAACGCCGCTTCGATCGGCGCCGTCGCTTGCCCCAAGGATTGCGCCGTCGCGATCAGCTTTTGGAATTGCGCATCGATATCGCCGATCGCGCCGGCGTTGGCCGACAGGTTCTTCAGGAACGCGTCGATCTCCAGGCCGTTGAGCTTGTTGACCTTGCTCATGTCGGCGCTCAACGCCGCAGCGTCTTTCAGGCGATCGGTTTGCGCCTTGAGCATCTGCTCGAATTGCAACGCGACCGGTGCTTCGATGCCTTTTATAGCATCGTCGATCGATTGATTGAAATTGCCGCGCAGCTTTGAGACGGCGCCGTCCAGTGCGCTCTGTAATTGGTTGGCCGCATCGCCGAAGCCTTGCGTCTCGGAGATCAACGGATCGAAAACGTCATGCAGGTTCTTCAGCGAAGCTTGCCACTGGCTCAGCGCTTCGTCTTGCGAAGAGATCGCGGCGTTCACCTTGTCAAGCGTGGTGACGATCGTGTCGAAATCCTTGCCCGCGTTCAGCATTGCGTAGGACAGGTTTTCGAGCGTGCCGTTGGCGAAGTGCGCATTGCCGAGAACAGCGCGCAGACCTTCATTCGCAGCAGCGCCCGGATCGCCAACGGCGGTGCGGAGCACCTGGCCGTTGTTCATCCGGATATAGCTGGCGTCGCGAACGCCGATCTCGACATTGTCGATGCGGGTCGAGAGCGTGCCGCCGAGTTTCTGGATGGCGGAATAACCGTTCTGCACCGCTTGCACGACGCCCATCACGGCCTGTTGCGTTTCCGGCGAAGGGTCCTTGCCGGTCAAGCTGCCGACCATCTGGCCATTGGCGCCGATGTTTGCAGTGGCCCAAGCGTTCGAAGGTTTCGGGCCAAACAGGCCACCGAAGAGGCTGCCCGCCGCCGAGCCGATTGCCGAACCGATCGGGCCGCCGATAAAGGCGCCAATGGTCCCACCGATCGCGCCGCCGATCTGGGCATTCTGCCGATTTTTCAGGATGCCGACGCTTTCCATGATCGTCGTCGTGAGATCGTGGGCGACATACGCGGCAGCCACGCTTTGCAGCGCACTGGATACGCCGGGCGGGAGCTTCAGCTTGCCGATGCCCGGGATAGACATGATGGAGCCTAGGCCGCCTCCAGCGCCGCTGGATTGGCCGCGCTGGTCGGGCATGAACTGCGCGACGTTCATAGCGGCCTGAGCAGCCACCGCAGTCCCGGTGACGCCGCCTTGCTGATTGCCGCCGCGCCCGCCCCCCATGATCGCCATCAGGCCGCTTGCGCCGCCGGCGCCGGATTGCGGCAGGCCGAACACTTCGAGGATCTGCCGACGCATCGGCTCAAACCACGAGCGCAGGATATCGGCTTCGAGCTGCTTGAAGAGGTTCTTCACCATGTCGCCGAGATCGTCGAACGCCTTGAAACCCTTTTCCGAAAAGGCAGTCCAGAAGTCGTCGTTGATGCGCGTGACTTCTGTCTCGAAATTCCGCCAGGGCGCTTCGGCGATATCGCGGGCGCGTTCGGCTTGCTGCTTCAGGCGCTCGGACAGCTTTTCAACATTCTGAAAGCGCTCGGCATCCGCACGCGCGACCTGCTCGGCCGCTTCACCGGATTGCCGATAAAGTTCCGGGTACTGGTCCAGCAGGTCGAACGTCTTCTGCAGGATCTCGTATTCATCGATCGAGATGACCAGCGCGTCAGCCAAGCGGTCACCGCGGACCATGTCCTTCTGCATCGTCAGCAATTGGCCGACGGCGCGCTCCTGCTTGTCGAGGGCGATCAGGGACTTCGCGTCAGCTTCGGCCTTGGCGCGCGCCCCTTCACCGGCGAGGGCGTAAAGCTTCGGGAAGCTCTTCAGCAATTGTTCGGTCTGGTCGAGCAGGTCGAGCTGATCGTTCAGATCATCGAGCGTTCCACCGGAGGACAGCACGCCTTCAGCGACAGCGGCGGCTCGACGCGCGGCGGTGAACAGTTCGTCGTACTTGTCGATTTCCTTTTGCAGCGCTTCGGACACCTTGGCGGCCGCAGCCGCCGCGGCGGCGCCTTGCGCCAGGCGTTCGCGTTGTGCGGCGACAGCGGCTTCGCGCGCGCGCTTCTCGGCGATTTCTACCGCCTTGTCCCAGACCTGCTCCCCGACGCCCGCGATCGCGCCGGCCATTTCAGCGGCCTTCCCGCCGATCGTATTCATCGCCGCTTCGATCTTCGGCATCGCGTCGGCAAAGTGTTTGGCGAAATTCCCGGCGATATCGAGATTGCCGCCAAGAGCATCTTCGCCGGTCTGCCAAATCGCGACCAACGAGGCGACGAAGACCTGAAACATGGCCTTCAATCCGTTCAGCGCGTTCGAAAAGAAGCGGCCGATCTTCTGGGCCCATTCCGGGCCGAAGGTCTTCTCCGTCCATTGCGCAATGGCGCCGCCGATGGCGCCGAGCGTGTCTGTGATGACGCTCCAGAGCCCGCCCATCGCCTCGCCGATGATGGAGCCGATGGCGTCCATGACGTCCTTCACGGTCACCTCAACGGTTCCCAGGACGGACGTGAACTCGCCGAATTCTTCCGTGGTGTCGAAGAACTTGAGCTGGCTGACGATCTTCATCTGATCGCCGAAAGCGAACAGCGCGGCGGTGGCGGCCGTGATTGCTACAGCGATGGCGGTGATCGGATTGGAGAGCAGCGCGGCCGTGAGGCCTGACACGGCGAGCGCCGCGGTCTCAGCGACAGATGACAGGCCGGCCATCAGGCCCTTCAGCGCGCCGCCGGACGCCAGCATGAAGCCGATATTTCCAACCAGGGAGAACACCGCTTCAGCCATCTTAACGATGCCGAGCGCGATCGTCGGCGCAAAGGCGACGGCCAGGGTGACGCCGGCGATCGCGGCGACCTTCACTACCTTGTCCATGTTTTCGGCGAGCAGGCTGACGGCGTCGCTCAGGCCCTTCAGCAGCGGGCCAAGATTGGTCCCGACCAGCTTTTGCATGGCGTTGTCGAAGCGGACCAGCGCATCGCCAACCGTGAACTGCGTCTTGCCGAAGATCTTATCCGCTTCGGCGCCATACTTTTGCAGGGCGCGGATGACGGACGGAATGTCGGCCTGGCCATCGTTGACCAGCTTCTTCATTTCCGAGCGGGTTTTGCCGAAGCCTTTGGCGATCGCGTCGACCACCAACGGCGCACCGTCGATCAGCGAGTTGAATTCCTGCGCTTGCAAGACAGCGCCGCCGAGCGCCTGGCGTAACTGGAACAGCGCGGAATTGCGGGAGCCTTCGGGGCCGCCGCTCGCCGCCGCCAGCTTCGAGATCGTTTCGGTGAGGCGCAGCACTTCCTTTTGCGAACCGATGGCTTCGCCGGCGGCGCGTTGAATGCTGGAGAACAGACCGGCCGTGCCTTCAAGGCGCGACGCGGTCCGCTGCGCGATATCGTAAACTTCCTTTTGCGCAGCCGCGAGCTCTCGTGTGCTGTTCGTGGCCAGGCGCAATTGGTTCGTCGCGGAGGTCCACGCATCGCCCCAGCGGATGATCTGCCCAACGGCGAGGCCAGAGCCGATGACCGCGAAGAGGCCGGCCGCCATCGCTTGCAGGCGGGTGACTTGGTCCGCCGTGCGATCCGTCGCGCGTTGAAAGTTGTCGAGGTCCTTGGTCGCCCGCACGGTTTGGCGGGTGTCGATCTCAATGCCAAGGCGGCTGATTTGATCGGTCACATCAGCCTCCTTCCTTTACCGGCCTCGTTTCGACG